CTTGTTGAACTGATTTTCTATCAGGCTCTTCACTATCCGGCTTATCAACAAACCCCATAACTATATCAGTAAACTCATTAAGAGCTTTAGGGGAACTTAAAATAGAAGATGGTGAGTTATTATCCAAAGTACCATCTGCAGTTGCGTATGCTTTTGCAATCGAACCAAATTTAGTTGGCATTGATAATACTCTAACCTGATAATCTTTAGCAGTAACTGCTCTATTTTGTGCACCAAAGTTTGCTAATGCATTCTCTCTGATTTCATCAACAGTATCACCACCCTTTCCACCTGTTGCAGGAACTTCATTATCAACTGCTACTGAATTCTTAGTAGCGTTATATAATCCAATGGCGTTGTTACTCAATAATTGAACATCCTCTTCAAAGTCAATTGATGATATCTTTGTAAGTGAACCCTTAGATACATTAGAACTAATACCACCACCAACTAAATACTTAACAGTCATAGTTGTATTTGATGGAGATGTTCCATATGTTTTTGTTTTCAAAAAGTTAGTTGGGTCAAATGATTCATTTAACTTACTAATTGAATTAGGTAATCCTAATCCAACATTTTTTAAATTTGGAATCAGTTGTTCATCATTTGCCGTTGGGTCACCAGCTCCGAATTGAATAGTAGTTGTACTATCACCATTTACCTTCTTAACAAATCTACGAGGAGTCTTTGTTGTTTTTAAAATATAAGGTACAGTTGTTTTAAATTGATATAAATCAGGATCGTTTATTTCAGTATTTGGATAATCTTCAAATACCATCTCTTGTCCTAAATAAGGAACTTCATACCATTTATTTCCATTTGCATCCCTTACATCGTAAATATCAATTACATTAGTTTCACCAAGTTCGATAGTTTGAAATGATTCATATGAACCAAATTCAACTTCTTTGGTTTCTATCCGAGCTGATATTGCTTGTACGTATTTCTTAACTAAATAAAATGTAGTTTCACCACTTATACTATCAGTTTCATATATAGTTATTTCTCTATCAGTTTCATCTGTAAAGTCAACTACATCTCTCGTTATAAACGATACGTTGTTTTTATCAACAACTTGCATCCCCTCCTTAATAGTAAGTAAATAAGTTTTATCAAACGTATTACTACCACCTGTTCCAGTCGATGGAACCAATTGATAAACACTAAGTGTTGTTACCGATGGAGATGTTACTTTTGGCTTATACCCTAAGTATTGTGAAAGTGCTATTACATTTTCAATATCTTCAGCATGAACCATTAACGATTCCTTTAAGGTATCATCAACATAATATGAAAGTGAATCACCAATATAAGATGCCATTTCTATGAACATCATACCTGGCGATGATTCGTTGAAATCAGAATATGTTTTTGGGAAATACGTTTTAGCAAACTCAATTAAGTTTCCTCTGTATTGAGCAAAATCTTTATTAAGGTATTTTATATCCTTACCCCTATTCTTAAAGTTTTTATTTGTTTTTGTTAATGCCATATTCTTATCCCTGTGTGGTGAATGTTACTTCGTTTAAATCAGTGCTATCACCAATTCTAAATTTAACTGAAACATTTATTCTATTGTTATCCCGTAATGCATCGGATGCATCAATATCAATCTCTTCAGCGGTTACATATGGTAACCATTGTTCCAAGCTTTCATTTATAGTATCTTCAATCCTACCTTCAAAATCATCAACATTTGGTTCAAACAATAATGCTTGTAACCCACTACCAAATTCAGGTTGTAATATTCGTTCACCCTTCTTTGTTAATAGAAGATTCTTAATATTAGATTTTACTTGTTCTGATGTTTGGAATGTTTGTTCGAATGCCGTATTGGTTATTTGAATAGGCAAAGATATTCCAATTGCGTAATCATTGAATGATTTCGTATCCTTTACTATCTTTGAACCTAATTCAACTGCCATAATTTATATTACATTCCAGGTCTCCAAGGACCTTTTGATTTATTCATTGCTTTTATTAATTCTGAATTATCTCTATTCAAAACTCTATCCAATCCAGCTAATCCAGTACTTACACCCAATCCTTGCTTTTTACCAGCAGGTTGCATATCACCATATCCCATTTTATCAGCTATACTTTGTGCACCCAATGTATGAGTACTTTGTGTTCCATATTCTAACGTATTAGATGATACTTCAGTTGGTGCACCAGCATATGTAGGCATTTTATCTAAAACACTCTTTGAAGTATTCTCACTTAAACTAAGTGGTTGTGTTTGGTTTAGTATTTGATTCAATACTGGATTCTTACTTAACACTCTTTGTGGTTCAGTAGGTTGTATTGATTCATTTACAGGCTCATCCATAAATGTAGGTTGTGTTGGTACTATTTGTTTCTTTGGTTTCAAAGCTTCTCTAAGTTGTTTATTTTCTTTTAACAACTTTGCCATTTCAGCTTTTACTCCAGCCTTTACCAACTTAGGTAGAACTGCTTTTATTTCACCTTCTACAATAAATTGAATTGCTTTTATTAATTTATCTGTATTCATTTTACTTTAGTTTGTATTACTCTCCTTATAAATATTTGATTTAAGTATTTTCGTTTTTTAATCACAACAACACCCATCATCTTCAAGTTGTTGTTGGAAACTAGCTATATAAGCCTTTACATCAAATGAGTCAACACTCATATCAGGTAATGTTACATTTATCACATTTTGCAATGAAGTATTTCCACCCAATGTATCACTCACTCCATCATTAGGGCCATTATCTTGTCCTACATTGGAACCATCATTAGAATCACCATCCCCACCATTTTCATTTGTTGGTGATGTAATAATATCCGCTTCAGGTATTTCAATTACAGGTGGTTCAGTATTATCATCAGATGGATAGTTAATATTTGGTATTGGTATTGTTGGTGGTACTATGTATCCAGTCCAAGGTATAACACCCGGAGCAGGTATTGGGGTTGGCGCCGATGGATATAGTGATGTGGTTTGAATAATCCCCCCTATTGAAAACAAATGTATTAAAGCGGCTATTATAAACATATCAACCATTATCTCCTGCTTTGATACTGGTTTGATTGGTGGGTACATTGGCCATGTTCCCACATTAGTTACTATATTTGAGTTTACTATTAGATTTTGTATTGAGCCTGGTGCTGGTATTAGTGGGATTGGGAATGGTTTCATTGATGCACCTGCCCAATATGCCTTTACACCACTACCAAATTCATTTACTAATGAGAATTTATCCGATGGGGATGACATTCCTTTTAGTAATGCAACAAAAAATAGTGTTTCCATTATTTGTTTATTACCAACTTGTATAGATTCAAAGTTTATGAAATCAATTCCACGTTTTACGGCAGCATCATATTCTTCGGCCCAAACTTTAGCTACTGTTTTAACTGTGTTGGAATTAATTACACCAGTCTTTCTTATTACATTTAGTTTGAATAGACCCCAAGACATTTATGATGTTTTATTTAAGTTACTCAACATAGTTTTGAGTGATGACTTTACTTTTGTGAAAGATGCAACGTTAAGTGGAGGTGCTGATAATCCAGATGGTGTTATATGGGTCATTACCTCAATAGCAGATATTAATTCAGTCATTAAATTAACTAAAGTTTCACCCCTAACTAATGATTCTAAATTAACATCACCAATATTAACTTTACCATTACCAGTATTTAAATTAATATTCCTATCATTTGTTTTATAATTAGTATCACCATCCAATGTAACATCAATACCTTTAGTAGAATCAATTGAAAACAAACCATCAGTTATAAAACCTACATCTTTTTTTGCTGAGAATATCATTTCAGCTGCTTTTGCCGAAAGTATTATTCTATCAGAATTTAATACTATTTGATTTCCTTTGAGTTCAGAAGGGTAAGTTGAAAATGATTGATGTGAATTATCCGTTGGTAATGTATATGGTAATAAATACTCACCACTTCCTAAGAATATAATGTTACCATCTTTATTTATATCTTCAATCGTTGTTGTTGATGTATCCTTTTGTCTTGATTCAGCATTTTCACCATTTCTTATTGTTATGGTTGGGTTTAATTCGGTTTCTGGGTTATTGTATCCACTAAATCGTATTGATTGACCGAATCTACTTTCTATATAAGAATCACCCTCATATAACTTTAACTTATGTACAAACTCATCAAATTCAAAGTAATCTCCATATCCATCTGTATCATTACTAGCATCTGCATTACTCCTAGCTATACCAGTTGCACCTACACTTTGGTAAGTTGAACTACTTTTAGTTTTTGCTTTACTATCGGTACCAAAAGTTGATTTTATAGCGGTTTCATCTGAATTAATATTTGGTGTAAGTTCAGTACCACTACGTTCATAAAAGAAGTTACCAACTGCACCAGTTGTTATAGTAACCATTTCATTCTTCAATGGTAATGTTTTGAAATTTAAGTTTTTAGGATATGCCGTTTGGAGTTTACCAGTATTAGCAGATGTATCATTTGTTAATCTAAATCTAATAGCTCCAATTAATCTTGTTGTTTGCTCATCAACTTCTACTTCTGGAATAAATGGATTTTCATCATCTAAGATTACCTCATATACAATACCAGACATCTTAGCGTTCTTTGTTGCACGCTTATTATTCTGATTAGATTGGATATTCTGCTGCCTTGCGTTACCTAATACCATATTACTTTTCTAATTTTTGCTTTACTTCTTCGATTTCACTTTGCATATCATCTAATCGTTCTACTTCAGCAGCTACATCATCTATTTGTGAAAGTAGTTGTTCTCTTTCCGCATCCGATAAGTATCCGGCTTCTCCATCACTCTTAGTTCCAGCAATCATAATACGTTGTGCGATTGTTGCAAGTTTAAGTAATGATTCATCGTTACGAACTGATGTATCTATTAAATCTTTAATAAGTGGTCCGATGTATCTCATATCATTAGGAGATTTTACTAACTTACGTAGTTCAGCAATTACCTCAGAGATATTTCTCTTCTTATTAATTTGGTTGTTATAGATATCCTCAAAAAGTCCACTTAAACTTTTACCAGGAAATATTTCGAAATCATTTGACATAGCATATTGATATTGTGTTCAATATATAAATATCATTAAATGAAAAACCCCCACCGAAGTGAGGGGTTTGTAAAGGGAGTAGTAATTAATATTTAGTATGAAAAAAATTCATCTTCATCTGGATTATCTGTTACTGAACCATAATCTAAGTATTCATTTAACATTTTCTTTTGATGAGTTTTCATAACATTGACCACCTTTGTAATGTAGTGAGTTTTACAATCAGTCATTTCTCTGATTAATAAGTATAAGTGCTTTTTGTTAAAGTTCTCTATAAATTGACTTCTTCTGAAAAGTTCTAATATAGCATCTGCTATTTGTATATCTCTCTTTTTAGAAAATACTTTTGTTAAGTTTTTATCCCAATATTGTAACATCAGGTCTTTAAACTCATTATATTCCGAACCTACTTCGTCTTGATAGAAGTTATCTTCAGGATTCCAACTTACAGGCATTTTCGAAAGTAGTTCAGTTTTTTTATACCTTTTATAATTTCCATTGTTTTGTAGAATCAAATGATTCTTAGCTACAATTGAAAAATAAGAAAATGCCCTACCCTTATCAGGTTTAAACATATGAATCTTTTGTATTAAAACTGATACTACTTCGTTTTGAATATCAATTTTTGGTACATCAAAGTATGAGAACTTAAATGTATTCATAATATTCTCAGCTAACTTTTCGAATGGAAATTGGATACGTTCTTTGTATATCTTATTTCGTTCTTTTGGGTCAGTACTAGCATTGTACTCAACGATTGCATCTTGTGCGGGGGTTCCGAAGTATATTTTTGATTTCTTTTTTCTTGGTTTTGCCATAATAATTTTAGATGATGTTTTTGTATGTTTCAATAACATCTTTTAGTTCTTTAAATACTACACCCACTTCATCATCAGATTCAAAAGAACCTTTTAAATCCAACTTTCTCATCTCCTCTAACATTATTTCCAATCTTTGTTGGGTGTTTTCAACTATCGTAATTGAATTACGTTGTGTTAGTTCTACTTGTGAAATCAATCTAATACCACGTCTTATTAAAAAGATATTTAGTATGATTGATATTCCGAGTGTAATATATAAAATTTCCATAGTTTAAAAGATATTTACAAATATACGAAAAATAATTCACATATCCTAATTTAGTTTAAGCTTCTCCCTTCGGTCCCATATATATGTGGGAATAATCAGGTTCTTCTTCTGAATATTGTGTAACTTTTTCTAATTGTTTTATTTTTTCTATAATAGATTTATCCAATTCATCTTGGTCTATTATCCCAGCATCTATTAACGTATCCATTATAGTTTCAACTATAACTTCCAATGTTAGTAACTTATGTAGTAGTACTTCTTCCATAACATCATCCATTATATTAAAGAACCAGTTGTTATATTCATTGAATTAATTAGATGTTCAAATTCTTTATTTAGGTCTGGTCTATTTTCAGTTTCACCAAAAGCTCGTTTGATTGATTTCGGTTGATACCCTATTGAACTTGCTAAACGAACACACATAATTTTAAATTCATATATGTTCATATCATCGGGCATATCAAATGATATACTCATTGCTTCCCTATTAGTAGGTTCTTCTGATTTGTATGATAGTATAGCCATTAAACTAATTGGTATCCTTTGTTCAACAATGTTTGTGCTTTTTTGTATTTCACAAATTCCATTTCACCTTCAGGTGATTGTAACATAACTCTTTCATTTCGACCAGGTGTTTTCTTAGCAGTTATCTGAGTTGTGTATCTTCGAGTTGGATGTGTAACATCAATTCCATCAATTGAATCAATCAATCGTTGTGCAATCACACATTCAAACAAACCAATATCTGCCATAAACTCATCATTGTTTTTCCAAGATGATTTATCTGCTTTAAATTCAACTAAACCTAAGTTATCAGTTTCAACTGAAAATGATGAGTGTCTTGCGGTCTTTCTGGTCTTATTCTTTATCAAATCTTTTTCATAATATACCACCAAATTATCCGAGCGTTCAGTAACTACTGGATTAACCAATGTTAACTCATCATACTCACCACCAAATCTAAGTGTAATAATTCTTTTATCAATACCAACATCGTTACCACTAAAAGTAATACCTTCTAAATTAGATATTGCTTTCTTATATTGGGTTAAATCTTCGTTTGTTACTTCAGTTTTATTTATTGCCTTTACTATCATAATATTCTTTTAGTTTTTTATCTAAATACTCCATTGATTCTGAACTACCCACTAAACCATCATACTTAGCGTAATAACGTAATACATCTGGGTTAGCTTCTATACTTTCTTTTAAATCCTCTATGTGAGGTAAGTGTGTCTGCGTGTAACTCATTATAATAAATCTTCTGGTGTTTGTTTGTA